CCCCCCCGCGGGGCGGCCGCGGGGGGGGGGGGTGAGCTTGCAGGCGCTCGCCGGTACTGTCTCGGCCAACCCGGTTGATACCGCGGTGTGGCGCATCCCGGCCTCGCCCATCCGCCCCGCCTCCCTGCAAATCACCGCGACCCCGCTCAGCGGCGGGCAGCTCAACGTGCGCGCCGACAACGGCGGCAAGATTACAGGCGGCAACGTTGAGGGCAGTATCGACTACGAGACCGGGGTTGCCCGTGTCCGCTTTGGCAAGTGGGTGGTGGCCGCGGGCAACGAGGGCAAGTATTGGTACAACCCAGACGCGGTGCGCCCGGACGGCAAAATCTGGCAACCGGCACAGGTCTATGCCGACACCATCCTCTATAACGCCGTCTCCTACACCTACCTGCCACTCGACACCTCGGCCATCGGTATCGACGCGGTGCGCCTGCCCGCCGACGGCCGTGTGCCCATCTACCGGCGCGGCGACATGATCGTCATCGGCCACCGCCTCAGCGATGACCTCGGCAGCGCGCATACCGCCGGGCAGACGGTGCGGCTCTCGCGCGACCACATTGACAGCCTCTGCCTGCGTGACGCCAAAAATCGAGCCATCGAGGCCAAGTGGTACGACTACGACCTCGACGCGGGGACGCTGACCTGGGCGACACCGCTCGACCTCTCTGCCTATCAGATGCCGATAACAGCCCACCACGCGATAGAAGAAGAAAACCGGGTCATCGTCGCCGACATTGACGGCACCTTGCAACTGCAATTTCCGGTCGGCCGTGACTATCCCAAAGAAGACACCTACGTCTCCAGCGCGCTCATCGGCGGCGATTTGGAGGTGCGGCACAGCCCGCCGTGGTCGCAGAAACTCTTTGACAACGTCTGGTCGGATGACCCTAGAGGCGACGCCATCACCGCCAAACTCAACCTCAAAGACTACCCGCTCGTCCTGACCGATGACGGTGCGACCACCGACCGCTGGGCCATCGTCTGGCGCGACGGCACGCAGTTTGACCTCTACAGCGAGGCGCTCGGCTTTGTCGGCCGCTTTGACGCGCTGCAAGACCTCGCGCCGATTAACGCCGCCACCGGCAAGCCGTACTTTGTCCTGAAAAAGGGCGCGTTTGGCATCAACAACGGCGCCTCGCCGTGGGCGGTTGGTAACGCGGTGCGCCTCAACACCTACGGCACCCACCTCGGCGTCTGGGTGCTGCGCGCGGTACAGCCCTCGGCGACCAAACAGACCGAGACCGACGGCTTCACCATGTGCCTACGCGGTAACACGGTGGAGGTGTAACCGACACCTTCCCCCCTCTCCCTTTGGGGCGAGGGGACGGGGGTGAGGGCTGCCCGCACACCTCGCTGCTGAATAAACCACCCGAACAACAACAGGAAATCCCATGTACGCCAACGACCTCGAAATGCCCGTCACGCTGTATCGCTCAACCGACGATGACGCCCCGGCGCTGACCAAAAGCAACCTCTCCCTCATCCTCAAAGCCTGCCTGGTCACCGGTTACGGCGCGAAACACGGCGCCGGTTGGACCATGCCCTACGAAGATGCCGCCAGCAATACCCGTGTCTTTGCCCCCAAACACGCAGGCGAACTCGACAGCTATCTGCGCGTCAAGGACAACGGCAGCGGCAAGGCAGACATTCACGCCTACCGCGAAATGACGGGCATTGACACCGGGGAAAAAATCCTTGACCTCGGCCTGCCTTATAAATACGCGGTGAGCAACCCGACCGGGCGCTGGGCGGTCATCGCCAGCGAACGCAGCGCCATCATCTGGGTGGAAAGCGGCTACGACAGCGCCGGACGCAACGGCCAAATGCTGTTCTACGGAGACACGGGCAGCGCGCACGACGGCAGCCGTTGCCTGCTGCTGGCGCACAGCGGCGGCGGTTATAGCGACGGCTCGACCAGCAGCCTGTTCTACTACGAAACAGCCAACGCTAGCGCCAAAGCCAAAAGCTACCGTGACGGGGATGGCGCGACAGAACAAGACTTCCTCAGCCTCTTTGGCAGCCCGCGCGAAACAGCGGGGCAGTACCTCGCCCCCGTCCTCATGCAGCGCGGCGGGTTGCTTTACCCCGTGCCCGGCATCCACACCGGCACCCGCGCCGCCGATAACCTGACCGAAATCAGCGACGATGGTGTGCCCTACCTTGTCCTGCATAGCTACGGCTGGTCAGACCTCCCGAAAGACTTCGCCCGTCTTATCATCCGCACTGACAAATGGCGTTACTGACATGCTGCTCGAACCGCACTACATTCCCGACCACAGGGGCTACTTCGCGGGTCAGGACGACGGCATCGTCACCGTCGGCGGTAGCGCGGGCATCGGCAACATCTACGTCTTTGACGCCGAGACCCTGTTGCTGCAACAGCAGACACGCTCCCTGCCCAACGGCCACTACCTCGTCCCCTACCTCAACCCGGCGCGGCGTTACCTCATCATGGGACGCCATCCACAGAGGCAGTACGAGCCCATCTGCTACGACGACCTCAAACCCGCCACCGCGCTGACGCTGGCGGAGCAGGCGCAACTGTGGGCGGCATGGCAGTTGTAGGGTGGGTCTTGACCCACCGCGCAGCGGCAAGGATAACCACACATGGCGACGCTCAAACCTGACCGCCTCCCCCTCACCCTCGGCGAACATACGAGCGGCCGCGACACCGCCCGCCTGCCGCTTGCGCTTGACCGGCAAGGCGGCATCACCCCGCCGCCACCCAAACCGCCACCGCAGGCCAAAGTGGTGCGCATCAGCAGTTGCAGCGGGGCGCGGGTGGCGCCGACGGTCGACATTACCGCCTGCCTACCCGCGCTGGGACAACCGGCGCCCACGTCCAACTGCCTGCCCGCCAATATCCGCCCGGTGGTGGACGTCGGCTTGTGCCAACGCCATGCCATCACCCCGGTGCCGAGCCTCGGCAACTGCCAGGCGACGCGCATTAGCGCCAGCTACCGCATCACCAACTGCCAGCGCATCAGCATCGGCGGCAACCCCGCCATCGCCAACTGCGCCGCCCCACGCAGCACCGCCGCGGTCGCCATCAAAACCTGCACCGTGGCAATCACCGCCGCCGCGCCCGCCTTGCGAGGCTGCGCCGCGCCACGTGTCAGCATCGCACCGCTGCTGGTGAACTGCACGCGGCAACACGGCTGGGGCTTGCCGCTGCGTGCCTGCCAACCGGTGCGCTACCAACGCGCGGTGCGCCCGCCCTGCGAGTATTACCCCATCCCGCTGCCGCCACCGCCGCCCGATCTCTCTCCCTGCCGCATCCGTCCGCCGTCCGATCGGCTGCCGCTACCCTTTGCCCGCCGCCGCATCAGCCGCGACAGCGCCCGCCTTGCCCTGCCGCTGCGCTGCTGGCACGACGGCAACACCAACGACCTGCCCATCCTCCCCGGATACATCATGCACAACAAGATTACCGCCGACCTTAACGGCGAGCCGCTCGACCTGCTCGCCCTGACACTTACCACCGACACCGCCTCCTACTGCTGGCAGGGCGACATCACCCTCTCGCCCGCCAGCTTTGTCAAACTCAAGATTGACCAACGCGCCGCGGGCGATGAGGCCGTCATCACCGTGCGCATCAACGGCCAGCGCTGGGACATCCTCGCCGAGGACTACCGCGACACCCGCAAATTTATCGGCCACAGCTACACCGTCACCGGGCGCAGCATCACCGCCAAGCTGGGCGCCGACTACGCCAAGGGCAGACACAGCAAGTACGACGCCGCCCGCTACGCGCGACAAATCGCCGACGAGCAGCTCAACCTGCTGCCCTACCGCATCGCCGCTTGGGAGGCGGTGGACTGGCTCATCCCCGGCGACAGCTACACCGTCTCCGGACAGACACCGATAGAGGTCATTGCCGACCTCGCCAGAGCGGCCGGGGGCTTTGTCGAGAGCCACCCCTACGAGGCGCAACTGTTCGTGCGCCCCATCTGGCGACAACCTGCGTGGGCAAAACCAACCCCGGCGCTCACCATCCCCGCCAACCTCATCCTGAGCGTGAGCGGCCAACGGCGCATCAGCGAGCGCTGCAACGCGGTACGCCTGACACCCGCCGCCGAGCAAATTGGCGGAGCCAAGGCCAAGGGTGGGCTGGTCTATCGTGAGGGCACCGACCAACAGCCGGAGGCCTCCACCCTGACCCACGCCGCCTACACCGACACGGACGTCATGCGCGCCGCGGGCATCCATGCCCTCTCTGAGACTGGCACGCACAAAATCGAAACCGTGCAACTGCCGTGGGCGGAAAAATACCAGCTGCCGCTGGCAAGCCTCGGCGCGGTGTGGGCATTTGCGGAGCAGGGGCAAACATGGCAGGGCGTCATCAAGGGCGTGAGCGTCGCGGTGGAGCTGGACAACGGCGCGCCGGTGGTGACGCAGACCGTTACCATTGACCGCTACCTGGGGGACTGACATGGCAAACATCAGACAGCAGCTCATCGACCTCATCAACCCGCGCCACCGTGCCGTCGCCAAAATCGTCGGCGGCAAGGGCGCGGACACGTGGGTAGGGGAGACCACATCCGGCGGCGTGGTGGTTATCACGGGACAGACGCAGATTGGCGAGAGCGTCTATTTTGATGCCATCACCCTGCGCATCGAGGGCAAGGCGCCGGATTTGGAGTGGCAGGAAATCAGGGTGTGATTGCCCGCCCGTATGGATGACTACCGAACAGCGAGGTATGCAGGCAAACCCCACCCCCGCCCCTCCGGGGGATAAATCCCAAACCAGTCTAATCGCCGCTTTATGCGGCGATTTTTATCATGGCCTTCAGTCAATCAACTGGAGACTCCCATGCCCAAAAAGCACAACAAAATGGCCATCTGGTACGTCATCAGCGCCGTGCTGCTCGTCGTGCTAGCCATCATCGCCCGCCAGCAAATTGGCCTCTTGCTGCTCAAAACCATCTACATCAGCATCGCTCTTGCCCTTGGCTACTACGCCGACCGCACCATCTTTGCCGCTTATCGCCCGTTTGAAATGCGCCAAGAGCCCATCGTCTTTGCGGCGGTCATGATTCGCCGCGCGTTGCTCGTCTCTGCCGTCGTCCTCGCCTTTGCCATCGGACTGTAATCATGCGGCGCACCCTACAACTCCTCGCGTTTGTCGTCGCGCCGGGGGGGGCGCGGCCGGTGGGACGCATACGCTCGGCGGCGGGGCATCTCC